GGAGGAGCTTCCGATTTTCAATCTCAACCAGATCGGCATAGTGGTCACAGCGTTGGTTGCCTCATAGACATTGTTTGCCCATGCAGCCAGTCCGTTCCATCCCCCGACGCTAGATCTTTCCCTGGCCAGGATCCAGGTTCCGTCTTTATAGTCGTATCCCGGATTATACGAGGCAAAGATGTAAGCGCTGATTCCATCGTTTACTGTAAAGGAATTGATCTTGGTTTCGACAATCGCAGGGTATCCACAAAGACCCACGAAGATTCGTGGTGACTCGTCCCACTCATTCTGTCTCCAGTCTCTCCCAAGGGCGCTAGTTATGCTTAGAGTCAAAACATCTCCAGCCTCGGTGATTGTCCCGGCGGATCCAGGATTTTGTCTCCAAGCCCAGTAAACAGATGCGTCATCGAAGTCATCCCGGAACTGGATGGACTCCGGAGTGACCACGACCTCTCCGGATTCATAGTAATCGAGTTGCCCGGTGAAAGGGTTAAATTTCCAAGCCATGTTTCACCTCCTCATTCAGCAGACACCCAGGTCCCCTCACAGTTTGGATGAGCCGGAAGGACCCCGGATGCCTCGCCGATTGTATAGATTTGTCCTTGATGATCCTGGCAGAAACGCTCACAGCAATCAGGATCCTCTACTCTCATGAGCCTCTTTATACCAGCATCCTTGTATCCAATAATAGCGCCCTCATTGAGAGCGCTCGCAGTCTCTGTCCTGGCTATGGTCAAAGCCCTGGACAGGTGCGCTTTATTCATGTAGCGGTCAAGCGCCTTGTCGATATCCGCTTGAGCCAATCCCTCCTCCTCGAGCTTCGTGGCCAGGCTCCCCACAGCGCCGGCCTGTTGATTGTTGAGTCCGATGATTGGCCGGAGTTCCCTGGCAATCTCAGGGATTGACTTTCCTTGGTCGATCCCGGTCCGGACCACAGTCCTTAGAGCTTGCATGGTCTCATTGGTCAGGCCGGCCACTAGGCTTCCGGCATGGGAGTTCGCCCAGGATGTAGAAGCCTGTCCGATCGGATCGGTCCTTTCCTGCTTTTCAAACCTCCCCACAGCATCGGATCCGGAGGCTGCAATTCTGGACAGGGGACCGTTAAAGATCTTCCGTCCCTCTCCCTTGATGTATCCCCAGTTGGCCATGCTCTCAACGATTGCGGAAGGAGTCTTTCCTCTCGCCCGGCCAAGTCCCTTCCGGACCTCTTTTGTTAGGAAGGCGAAGAACTCATTGGCTGCGCTCCGCAAGGCTCGCTCGTATTTCCTTTGATTGAGTAGAAACTGCCGGCGCCTTCGTTGCCGGTAGTTGAGCTTCTCCAGCGCAACGTAGATTGACTTGTGGATATCGACTAGGATCTCATTCAATGCTGTCCTCTCTGCCTCCTGAATCCTCTCCCTGGCGGTCCCATCGTAACATCTGGCCGGACAATCTGGCCTCCCTGCTGAGTCTTTCTCTTTTCCTTTTCAGCCTCGAGTTCCTTATACTCTTCCTCGGAGATCTCTTTGATGTAGGCGATGTTAGAGTCGAGCTTGATCGGGATAATCATAGGCATCCCATCAATAGCCTCTTCGACTACTGCGTCGAACACTCGGCATTTCTGAAGATACGCTTGGTCGATTTTTCCTTTCACAGCCAGGGTGATAGGTGGGTTTTTTAAGACGACGATGATTGGCATTTAGTCCTCCTTGCCTTCGTTTATTATTTGATTGAACCTTTCTTTCCCTTCCTGATCGGAATCTATAAAAGTCTGGATCTTCCCTCCAAGCTCCTCCAGGGCTGCCATCATTATGGCCTCCCTCTTCTCGACTGACTCCTCTCCAGCCGGCAGGAAGTTGGCTGCTATGTAGTATTGATTCCCCTCCGGATCCTTCCGGGGTTCCCATCCCATCTCTTTCCGGATCTGATTCGGAGTCACAGCGCCCATCATAAACAGGATCTGGAGACGCTTGACCAGGGCATCGTGATCCCTGGTGTCGAGCTTGTTCCATTCAAAATAAAAGTCCTTGATGTCTAACCCATCCCGGACGACCTTGTTTGTTATGATCCGGCCAGTCAGCATCTTGAGCGGTTGGATGATTGACTGAGCGTAGATCTTCGTTGACTCCCCGGCGATGGATCCACCTAGAGATCCAGTCTCTGCGATCCCGATCCGGTAGGGAGGCATCTTATAAGCGGAGAGAACCTCATCCCGGAGGATCTTCAGATACAGTTTAAACCCGGCCTCTTCTGTCTTCACGTTCAAGGGCTTCCATTCGACCTTTCCGTTGGCCGGCGGTTTTAGGACCAGGGTCTTGTGAGCATTGGAGGATCCTTTGATCTCCACGTCCAGGAAATTTGTTATCTGTCTGGCTGCCTCTGCCGACCATCGACCGGTGAGGACCACAAGCGCAGCCGGCACTCCATAGTTGTCGAAGAAAGCCAGGTTATAATCCCGGACACCGATCAATCCCATCACAGCGCCCACAGCCGGCAGGATGTTTGGCCGGCCATAGTAATCTGACTTCTGATAATACTCGAACTGGTAGATCAATTCATGGGCGAGGTTCTTTTTCCCTTTGACCTCTTTGCCGGTCTTCGATGAGATCCGGAGTCCGGATCCATACTTTGTGAACCAGACCCTCTTTGCGTTCCGGAGTTGAGCATAGCGCATCATATCCTCATTGATATAAAGAGTGTGAGCCGGGATCTGCCAAAGCCCGATGACTTTGCCCTCGATCGGTGGATCTCGTTCTACCTCCAGTCCCCACCATCCAACGGATCCCCAGTCCACCATCGCTTTCTTTATGATGTCGGTTATATCCTCATCCGTTTCATTCGGATCCAGGAGAAAGTCCTTGACCCTTTGGCGATCCTCTTCCTTGTGTTCCTTCACTCCCTCTTTGACCTTGATCTCCCATCCTTGGCCAACCACATCCTGAGCGATCTGCCGGACACAGGCGTCGAAATAACTTGAGTTCTCCTCCAAGGTCAGAAGCCCATCCACGTTGAAGGGATGGGGGACCATGCCATGCTCGGTCAACCACTTCTTCGGCTTGATCTGTTCGGTCTTGGGTTTCTTCTCGGCACCCCTCAGAACCGAGAGGGGAAAGAGTCCCTTGTCGGTTTTTATAAAATAGACTTTGCCTTCGTCCTGTTCAGACGTCTGAGATAAAGACTTTTCCTTCATCCTCATCCTCCCAGTCTTCTTGTTTTTTCTTTTTTCGGCCAGGGTATTCCCTGGTTATCTTGGCGATCTCTTCCTCTATTTCCCGGCGGTCCTCCTCTTCCGGAGTCATTGGCCTTTTCTTTTTCTTCTCTTCGGGCTTCGCCACGTTCGCCTTGGCTTTGATCTTCCATCCCTGACCAACGACGTCCTGGGCGATCTGCCGGACACACGCATCGAGGTAGCTGGAATTGTCCATGAGGTAGAGCATCCCGCTCACGTCATACGGATGCTGTACCAGGCCCTGGTCCGACAGCCATCTGGCTTGCTGCTTCAACTGCTTCGAAGCCGCTCTCGAGGGGGTTTCGGCCGCCTTCAGGATCGTGGCCGGGAATAGCCCTTTGCTCGTACTTAGAAAAAAGACCTCGCCCCTGTCTCCGTCCCCTGACTTTGCGGGACGAGATCTCGATTTACTCGTTGCCGTAGTAGACTTTACCTTCGTCTTCTTCATCGCCTTTCTCCCCAATGAACAGCGGCAGACGCTTCCCGGGTTTCTGGCCGCGTGTCACCCTCGCGATCTCCTCTTCGATTTCTACGCGGTCCTCCTGCTCTGCGGATAAATATGGTCGCCGCTTTCTCTCCCTCTGTTCTTTTTTCTCCTGGGCTTCTTTCTCGTCTCTCGCTATGCCCGTGTGGTAGACCTCGCCATCCGTCTCCTCTTCGACCTCAGCTGCGGCATACACACAGGCTTCCATGCGATCGGGTGATGGTAAGCCGCGGCGTCGCAGCTCCTCTTTCGACTCCACGGCTATAATCCCATTACTCAGTGTACGATAGCGGATGCTCTGCATCTGTGACCGCAGGACGTCGTCTGCGGGCAGGTCGATATACGGCAGGAGCTTCGCCAGGTGAAAATGGAGCTCTGTCTTTTTGTTTTTATAGCGTTCGAGGTACTCGTCGCTCGGCCGCTCGCTGCCTTTTATGGGGTAGGCGTTGAAGCCCAGCTCTTTTAGCCTGAAATAAACGCCGTTCCCGGGACCGATAGCGTCTACCTTGATCGGTTTTGTTTTATCGTAATTCACGATGCGGATGACGTCTCCCACGCTCTCCATGGGATCCTGATGGCTGTAGATCCCTGGGAGGGAGAAGCTCCATCCTTTTTTCTTTGCGATTATTGTTTCATCTCCCCCGTACTCGGCCACATCCACACCGTATTCCTCTTCATCGCTCTCCTTGGTGTGGACCGTCCGGCTCATGGCATCCAGGACTTGCTCATGGGGAAAGATATTTTTGATGCTGGCGATGGCGTTCCAGTCCCCCTCGAGCCATGCCCGGAGGAGCTCCGGAGGCAGGTTCATTTGCTTTAAATTCTCTTCGTAGTCCGCCGGCAGATGGGGGTTATCAGATGGACGCGCCGGAATGAAAGTATGATTCGGCAGCTTCTGATCGATGAACCTCGTTTTGATCCAGTTGGGCTCGGGATTTGCCGTCAGCAGCCCTTTATACCGGAGGCCCTTGGCCGTCCGGTGTCGCAGCCTCGATGCCAGCATGAAGAAGAATTTCTCGCTCGTCTCTTCAGCCTGGTCGATCCCAAACCATCCCAGCTCCATGCTCTTCAATCGGTCAATAGCCCGCGTGTCATCACCCAGGCCGCCGTAGAAGAGCAGTGACCCATTTTTAAAGCGGATGAAGTTTTCCGTTTTGTGATGCTGAGCGATGAGCTCTAGGGGCAAGCACTCCTGCAGCGTGAGCATCGTCGATCGCCGGAAACTCCGGAGTTCGTGCCGGCAGAGAAATCCAATGTTATCCGAATACCGCATGCTGAGATCCACGGCATACGCGCAGAGCCAGGTTGTTTTCCCGCCGCCCATAGCACCCCCGTAGAGGATAAAGCGCTCAGGGGCTTCGAACGCCAGGGCCTGTTTACCCGTGGGATCGATGCTCTCGACTTCAGACCGCGGGACTTCCACTCAGCTCCTCCATATGGTCTTCGGCCCAGCCCTGTTTATTTTTGATGAGTTCCTCCTCTTCCATCTTCAGCCAGTGCCGACTCCTCTCGCAGTTGAATGTTCTGCAGACCTCCGGTCGCCGTTCATAGATCTCACAGCTTTTTGATTCGGGATCGAAATACACGCAAGCGAGGATCTTACCGTGGGGAGGAAGCTCGATCACTTTCTGCCGCAGCACATATCGGCTCCAATCCCTATGCCGGTCCCCCGTCCTGGATTTAGGCACGAGGACGACATCGTAAATGCCCAACTCGTGTTCCCACTTGGCCAGGCGCACCGAGCTCACGACGATGCAGCAGAGTCCGCAGCGCGTGCCGCAGTTATATTCTTTGTGATTGTCACTGGCCATCAGCATTTGCCTCCCATTCGCCTCTCGATTTGTTTCTGGACATAGGGGCAGCGCGGCACTCCCACGTTCATCTGCCAGGGATTATCGAAATAACCGAGGGACTCGAGCCTTCCGGCTATCATCATCTTGGCTTCTATCCGGCTGAAAGCATTCGAAGACACGCCGTCAAGGTTTATGCGGATCATGTTTCTTCTCCTCTTTCAAATAGTTGATGACTTTCTCCACATCAGACCGGATGATGACAGCGAACAACCTTCTTAGGAAAGCGCCCGGCGATAAAAAAATAGGGGCAAGAGATATTACATTTTTCTACGTTTATGACTCTAGCCATATTTTTCCTCCAGGGCCCTGAGCCTGTCTTCAAAGTGGCTCTTCACGGCGCGACCGACTGCCGCTACAAGATCATCTAGCGGGCAGATCCTGTGCACCCAAAATTTCCGTGGCCGGTGCCGGGTGCCGGAATATACTCGTTTACGGTTCGCCGCCCGAACTCTTCGACCACAATTTCTGCACGCACTCATTCTCCCTCCCCCGTTTCCAAAGTGGTCGCCGGCGACTGTTTTTCCAGCTCCTCGTCATCCCGCATCCCGGGCGGATCGAGGTCCGCAACCGCGTCCGGAATCCTCGCCTCGCTCTCCAATTTTTTTGGGGGGCGACCTAATTTCGGTTTCCCAGCCCTGACAGCCGAAAATTTTTCGGTCGCCGTCCCGATCTCAGCATTCAACGCCACCAGCTTCGCACGCAATACCACACGATCAGCCGCGCTCTCAACCCTCCTCAGCCTTGCCTTGAGATCAGCCCTCTCCTCCCCCAAGTCAATCACCTGATCAGCTATTTTATCCAACAGCTTTTCGCTCTTCGTCATAATCATACCCCTTCAACTTCAAATAACTCCGCAATTCATAAGCACTCAACCCGGGATGAAAACACATCGCAACCATCAACCGCAAAAACATCCTCATCTCCACTTCCCACACCGTCCCACCAGGACACTGCTCCAAATAAGCCAAGAGCTCAGGCTCACTAAATACCAGTGGATCACTCCCTTCCATCATTCCTCCAAATCTATACCAAACCTAATACCCCACACTAGAAAAAATAATTTAAAGAAAAACAAACCTATCTCCACTCCAAAATTCAACGACCTCCACCTCTCTACTCTAATATATTTCATTATGTATAAATAAACCCTACTAAATTAGTAGACATACATCTGTTTTTTGTGGTATGCCTACTGAGCGATACGGAGATGACAAAATAAAAAAAACAGAAATTCACCCGTATCCCCCTTCAGAGTTTTTTACAAAAAATAATTTCTCAAGTTTATCTTGAATAAAAATAATTTCTCTTCGAGGAAGTGTCTTGATCGATCGCAGAAATTTATTGCTGCAGATTCCTTGTGCTCCTCCATCTTGATTCAAAATACCTGAGAATCCCTGGAGGATTGAGGGAGAGCTGCGGGAAGTTTTTCTCCCTCTCCTCTCTTCCTGGAAGACAGATGAATTTACCCCTGGGGATCCACTATTTTTACAACCGATTTTCTTAAGTTGTTTATTCATAATAACTTAACTTATAAAAAAGTTGACATAATACCAGTTATGCGACACAATCTTATCTCCTCGGCCCAGGCTTTTTCACACTCTCAGGGTCTACATCAGGCAGGTTTTTCTCCCTGGGGATCCTGCTCTTATAAGTGATCGTCATTCCTCCCTTGTGTGTCTCCTCTACCTTGTCCGTCATTCCCAGCCAGTTCTTGGCCAGGAATATTTGTACAGCATAGCTCCCATCCTTAACGCTCTTGATCATTCCTTGGAGGAGCATCGAGTTCCTCAGTGCCCTCCCCTCTTTTATTTTCATGGCGAAAGACGGATGCGCCTTTTTCCATCTCTGGAATGTACGTGGATTTACTTCAAATAAGTGAGCCATATTGTCTTCAGGTAATCCTAATGCAGCTAAGGCTTTGACTATGGTGACGAATTGCTCGTTATATTTTCTTACTTGTCCTCGTTTAGGTGAGAGTTGAGATTTACGACCGAGTTCTCTGAAGAATTCTTTACGGACGTCTTTGAGTTCATTTCTTTGTGTGTGCATTTTGTCGAAGGTTTCGACTGCTGTTTCTTTTTCATCGTCATTCAGTTCCTGGGAGATGATCCTGTTGAGCTTCTCGTCCTTAGTCTGTGGCGTAGCCGTTTGATCCTTGCTCATGACCGTTATTCCTTTTGAGAGAGAGGAGGGAGGAGGGGAAGAAGAGGAGAGAGCTTGGGAGGCACTTGTGTTTTAAGGTTTATTCCCGGGTGTACGCTCGTGGAGTGGGATTGCGAGCAACACCCGGGACGCTGATCCCTAGCTCTTTTTCTTCTTCTATAGTGTATAGGGGATTTAGAGCCTTTGAGGCGGCGGCCGGATTTTTTCAACAGGCGTGGCATCAGTCCTCTTCCTTCTTATCCCTGTAGTCCCAATACAGACCGGCGGTCTGCGCGATCATCAGAAGATAGAGCGGTCCCTGAATCAAGATCATCATTTCTAGGTCGCTCATGGGGATTGTCCTTATAGCTCCTCACTCAAGCTGATGTCTGGATTTGGATCCCTGGTCCACGGGTCTTGATTCAACCACTTATCTATCTTCCGGCGCTCACGGTGATATCCTACGATTCGAGGGAGGACGGCTAAGCCGAGGCAAGCTAGGATAACGGCTATTCGTCCTACAGCGGGGCGGTCTTCGAAGTGGCCATATACCTGGACAATGGCTGCCAGCGCTCCACACCCGAAGGTGATGAGGAAGGCTGCCACGTTGCTCGGCGTGAGTCTCCGGAGCATTCTCCGGGCGTCTTTAACTGACACTGCGGCCTCCGCTCACTACGCTCACGAGGAACTCTTCCCACTGCCGGCGCATGACCTTTGCGACCTGGTCCCAATACCGGTTCTCCGCTTTCTGCTGCCGGCGGACCAGCCACTTATAGCGGAGGACCATGGTCAACGCCCCTAACAAAAACCCAAAACCCGTCCCCCAAACAAATATGATCATCAGTCCTTGCCTCCTTTATCCTTGGCGAGCTCGAAGATCTGCTTGCTGTTTTCGGTTATCGCCGTATTGATATGAGCGACCGTGGTCTTACAGTGGCTCGTTTGAGCCTTGACGGCTGTCTTCACTTCTCGGATATCCTCCCTCGCGCTTCCCATTTTCCGATCGAGGCAGTCCACCTTATTCTGTGTCTTGCCTACCTCGGTTTTGGTTTCCGTGGCCAGGGTCTTGATCGTTTCGATGCTTCCGTTGTTACGCTTCCAGCTGCGGTGCTTGAGCCACTCCCTGATCCACATTCCTATATTGGATAGCAGAAGACCTACGACCAGATAAATCAGACCGTAAGCCGTCGTTGGCATACCTGCAGATTCACTCATAGCTAGCTACTCCTTATTCAATGTGTTCTACTCTCGCCTGTAGGCTGACAAGCCCCCTGAGGATCTCGAGATCGAAATGCTCACCCGGGCAGCTCTTAAGCCGTGTAAAGTCTCTGTGGCCATAGATCCGGTCCACTGGAATATTGAAGAGCCGGCACCAATACCTTAGGAGCTTGGCACCGGTCTTCAGCATCTCGCTCGGAGGCGATTCCCGATCGTAATTGCCTACAAAACAAATCCCTAGAGCGTTGTGATTCTCGCCTCGAGTATGAGCGCCCACCAGGTCCCAGGGCCTTCCCCAAAGCACCTCGTGCATGCCGCGAGTCGCGAGCTCGACCCCCGCGTGATAGCCGATATCCTGCCAGCCTAAAACATTGATATGATAGTTACGTATTGCCCCCCAGCTGACAACTTCGTCGTCTCGTGTGAGGCTGTGATGAACAATTATTTTTGTGGACGTGAGTTTTGGCAGAGGCATCGCTCTCTGCCGTAAAAATAATGTATGGAATTTAGCTTGTCAAGCTTTTTTAGATTCTGGTGACCGTAGATAGCCACCAGATGAAGTGATCCCAGTCGATGACAGAGTGGCTCGTCGTGTAAAAATAGGCCTGGCGCCATTTTCTCTCTTTGTCTGTGGTTTGCTCCTTGCGCCAGTACTGCCGAGTGCTGCAGGGATGATTATGGCGACTCCCGTGATCTTGCTCACCAGGATGATGGCTGCCGGCAGCTCATCGCGCTCTTTCTTGGCTTCCCATGTGGCCACGCGCTCAACCGTTATGTGGTCGCGGAAGGGGTGATCAGCGATCGACGTCCACTCGCGCTTTATGCTCTTTACCTCGAGGCGGATTTCCTGTATGCCGTCAGCGTGCTCGACAAAGATGTCCCCGCCGTCGCTAAATTCCTTGATTTGCTCCGGAGTGTGCGCCATCCGCAGCGGAGGCACTCGAACCTTAAATCCGCGCGCGGATATCCGGTCGGCAATCTTGCACTGCCATTTATAGCCCTCGAGGAGCTCCTTGTGCACCAGCTCTTTTGTCTGTGCCGCTATCCTGCTACCAGATTATCGTCACTCCCGATATCGATCTGGACATTTCCTTCAGCTCGTTTATCACCTCGCCCAGCTTCCTGTTATATTCGAGGCACATCTCCTCCATTTTGTCAGCTACGAGAGAGGCGAGCATAGGCGTAGGGCAATTCTGGAAGATCTCCTCAACTATCTCTATTTTAGACTCAACCCAAAAGTTGTATACTCCGGTTTTCTCGTCTAGCTTGAAAAGCTGTGAAAGCCTTTTCCTGGCCCTGGCCATTTCCTCTTTATTCGGCTTTACTGGCTTGATTTTCATGCTTCCTCCGCCGTGCCCTTCGCCCCACAGCTCATACAGTCATATTTTCCTGTTTTGGGGCTGTAAACGAAATTTTCATACTGATCTTCATGAAAGGGACATTTCCCTACGAGAAAAAGTGGAGATTCCTTGATCGTATGAACTTCGGTACTGATCAAGATTTCGCCGCCTTCACCTTTGACGACAGATATCCTCATGGCTTTTCTCCTTTTCCTAGCCGATTCCTAGCTCTTAAAATGGTGATCTGGCTTACGGGATAAAATTGGATTTTGAGATCCCACTCCACGCCGCGCTCATCGGCCAATCGCGTGAAGCACTGCAGACAAATAATGCTGTTTCGCTGCGAGTGGTGAACGGCAAGCTTCCAGATCTCGTCAGGAACCCAAAATCCCACCCTGCTTACTTCATGGCAGAGAGAACAGATCTCTCTATGTGCTTTCCTCTTCATTTTTGCCTAATAGCTTCGCAAGTTTTTTTGTGTCCTTTGCTATTCTATCAACTCGAATTTTTATCATAATAATAAAGCCGTAAAGAATGCCTATAAGGAAAGGGATGATAATAATAACCATTGTCTTCATCTCGTCTCCTCCTCCAGTCCCTTTACTCTCCCTCTCATGCCCACTTTCTTCATGATGGCCGTCCTTAAAAATTCTCGAGGGGTAACGCGTCGAGCTCCGCAGCGGATCGCCTTGGAAGCCATTCTCTTCGTCGTGAGATCATAATGCGGATATTTCCAGTGATCCTGAAACCAGGCACGCTTTAAGCCTATGCGCTGAGCGAATGTGTGGAGCTCACCCAGGGAGGCATCGGAGCTCAAGTGCAAGCCATCCGTGATGATCAATAAAGCTTCTCTCCCCTCTCCTCCAAATACGTGCTTCTATCTGTTCTATTTCTTCCATCCGTATAATATAATCCATAATATCTTCTGATAGATCCACCCATTTATCCCCTATTTTAACTTCCATTCCTTTCTCCTCGGTATCACATAGCTTATTGCTGATCTTACAATACCAGCCATTCATGATTTCTTGGGCTTTATCTTCCGGTCCAAATTCTATGTCACTGATAAACAGAGCAATTGGCAATTGATAAGCTGGAAGCCCATGGCACCGGCAGATCTTCAACTAAAGCCCTTCCTTACATTTCATTCTTTTTTCTCTTCGAACCTCATTTCCTTGTCCTTTATAGCTCGAGGCGGCACAAGTCTCTGCTATTTGGCATAAGGAGGAGCCGACAAAAGCAGACCGAAGATGCTTGCCGCCGCCCTCGAGCTCTATTTTTCTTTTTCTCTTTTTTCTGGATCAAACCTCCAGGAGTTACTCTCAACTGCTTTCCTGATCGCGTTCCTTCCGCCCTTCCAAATTCCGTTGGCTATTCCCCACACGATTATCGTATAAAGCGCGAATTCCCCCCACTCAAATTCTCCAAATTTGATAAGTGTAAAGGCAGTGGCTGCAGCTGTTACCGCTAGTGTCACGATATACATTGAGATGTGCCGAAGGAGCAGTGGCCATTCATCGTATCCCGCTTTCTTTAGCAGTTGCTTCAGGAGTTCGCTCAGTCCGATCACTCCGATTCCCCATGCTCCCAGGATCGCTGCAATAAGATTATTATCGATCTCCAGCGTTACGGTATCCTGGGCGAGGAGAAAAGGGGCGACTAAAAGTAGAGAAAAAATTAGCATGAAAAGTTTCTTCATTTATCCTCTCCTTAAAAAGGTTAAAACCTTGTTCCTAATTGTCATTTTTTTAGATGGACCTTCCTGGAGGAGCTCGAGCTGCCTTTCATTCACGATCGCCATGTCCTTTTCAAAGGCGTAAACAACGATTTTATCTCGATCGATCAGGGGCTTGATAATCGCGATGACCTTGCCTTTCTCTCTGAGCTCGAAACATCCTTTGTCTTTTTTGCGCCTGCAGCTCCTCACGGTAAATCGCGGCCGGTTCAATCTGAGTACTCCTCTCTCAAGCCTTTACTGATCCACTCTATGGCCTCTCTCTCGCTCTCTGTCTCCCATAATTTGATTGCTTCCAGGGCGACGGTGATGTCAGGTCCGCAGTAATAGGTGTCCTCGTGCTGAAGCTGACGATCCGGAAGCGTCTCGATCGAGGAGACTTTTAGTATCCATCCGTTATTGATTTTCGCTAGTTGAAACATCTGGCCTCCTATCTTCCAGTTGTTTTTGCTGTCCCAGGATCCTTCCCATCTCTTCCTGGATTTGCTTATAGCTCAACCCAAGCCGAATGACGAGCTCCTGCAGATCCGGAAGATCTTGGTCCATACGCCGGATTGCCAGCTCGTTTTTTTCCGTCATCCTGGGAATGTCCCATAGCCATAGCTCCTTGAGATGTAGAATGGTCGCGGCGGTCGCTCCCACCACAAAACAAAGGAGCCCTATCAAAATTCTCTCAACCCATCTTCTCATAAAAAATTTTCTCCCCTTCGTTTTTTTTATGCTGAACGATTATTCTTTCTGTTCCAGTGGTGATGATCACTCGCGTTCCTTTTATCAGGAATTGAGTTGTGAGCTTAAGTAAAAATTTCCTTACTCGAAATTGAACCTTGACTCTTTCAATCGGAGAGGTGAGCTGCACTCTCGCCGGCTTTTTCAATTCTATCATCATGCTCCTCCAAAATTTGTCTCAAGCTCTTTCTGGGCGGTGATGGTCCCTCGCATATCGACAAAATAAATCCCAATAAAAGAAATGGCGATATGATAACCAGTGCCACTAAAATTGCAGCGATTGCCACGATCGCCCTCACAACTAAAACCATAAATACAAAGGCCTTAAAAAACATACTCCCTTCCCTCCGCCGAATAAAATTTACCGAGGATAATTCTGCCGAGCTCCCGACTTTGAAGCCAGTCCGGATGTCCCTCGACCTCATGTACCTCGTAAATACTTATTTTTCCGCTCTCGACTTTTCTCCATATATGGGTCTCTACATCTGGGCTATAACCCAGAAATGGATGCTTTTTGATTTCATCGATTTTTCTTGTTATGTGTCTGTCCATGGTGGCCTGAATCCAGAGCTCTTTAACCTTTTTTAGCTGGAATTCCTTGTCGTCATCGCTGTGCTCAATAATAAACGCTTTCCGAGCGATTAGATCACATCCAAATATGTCATTGTGGAGGCTGACGTAGCGCATTTCCCCGGTCTTTTTGTCCTTTATCATAATGCCTCGAGGAGGGATGTTGACGACGTCCCAGCCTCTATTTCTTAGCCAGTTCCGGATCCAGCGCTGGAACTCCAGGCCCTCTTCTCTAAGTGTTTTTTTCTTTTTTGGTCTTCTCATTTTGCCCCTCTCCGTATTCCTCTTCATGAAGAGCCGTCAGCTCCTTTGGTTTATTCAAAAATATAAAAGGATCAAATTTCCCTTTCTTTTTGAATAGCACTCCTCTGTAATTGAATCTGCCTCCCTCTTTATTCACGACCGTGAATTCTGCGGCCACGAATTTTACGCGCTTAAGGCGAACTTGATATCTTACCCATTTCTCCAGCTCTTCCCATAGCTTTTGTCTTTCCGTTTTTTTAGACATTTGTTTTGTCCAATAATTCTTGGATCTCTTTAGAATTCGGGAAAAAATCCGCTATGTCGGGCATCGCCTCTATGAGCTCCGCGTAAACCATGGGCTTGACTTCTACGTTCAATGAGAGCAATAAACATTCGATAAAAAGGAGTTTTAAAACGATCCACTTCATTACTCTTTCCGCCTGGTCTTCTTCCATTATTCTCCTCCTCCTTTAGGCTCGTTACTAAAAACGAGACCAAAAAATCTGAGTCCCCATTCTCTTTCTCCCCACTTGTTAATCCCCCAGCTCCATTCGAATAGCCATCTCCAGGGGCTACCACAGGTTTTCCGCTTGTGATAAGTTAGGATCATTCGAATTTCTCACTCACGGTATCAAATACCTTGTCAAAAACCCAGAGCCTGGTTTTCTTATTCTGAACCGAGACGACCAATTGGCCGTCTTCATTTATTCCTACTGTGATCTCATGAGTTCCAGCGTCATAATAGACCTCTTCGCCCTTTGATAAATATTCATCCGCCATCTTCTTCCTCCTTTTTGTCATCTGGAAATGGTTTGAAGAAAAAGGTTTGTGTGACTTTCTTGAAAAGATCCAGCGCTTTGTCCTGCTGAGCCCTTTTCATTCGCTCGAGCTCCTCATGCGTTAAAAATACGCCCTTAAAAGGCGGCTTTATAATTATTCGCAGCTCAGGACTTAGACCATAGTGGATTTCCTTCCCGTGAAACAATGCCGTTATTGCTGCTGCCGGCAGCTCAATTTTTATCTCTTTCATTCCTTATCTCCAGGCCGGGCGGCGGCCTCTTACCATTGGCCCTTGGGCTACCAAGGGCGCCGTTTTTACGCTGGCTTTATATCAGCGGTTTAGGCCATTACGCGATAAACTTGATCTACTCACCAGCGCCGCCCGGCTTTTTTGTTTTATCGACCTCGAAGAGCTCCTTTGACAGCAGATTTAAGATCTCTTTCATTCCTCTAGTCATTCGCCGGATTGCCGCATTCAGCTTTTTTGTTATCTCTTCAACTTCTTCCGCCCTTAGCCCAAGTCTTTCCCATGCTTTTTCCAGGGCCTCTCTCAGGGCTTCTTCCTCTTCAGTCGTCAACTGCTTCATGCTCCGGACACCTCCAAATAAATTCATCCGTTGGGATTCCTAATCGCTCCGCGATCTTGATGTCGATCTTCCCGTCATCGATATAAGCCACGCAAATCGCGCGCTGCAGCACGCACGGATACCGGCTTTGTTTTTCGTTATAGCCTTTGGCGCACGTCTCACAGTTATAGGTCTCCCAATCCGCAAATTGAGATCCGCAGCTGAACGGCCGGACGCGGTCCCTGCGACGCGGCCAGTTCGGCGGCCTGGGCTTTACCGGTTTAGAATTATCCATGCTTCAGCGATCTGCCATCCGCTCTCTACTCGAGCATCCCAGCTCAGGTCCTGGATCCCGATGGGCAAGACCTGCAGCTCGCGGCTACCATCCTGCCCCTTCCAGATATATCGAACTTCGGCCGCTGCGAGATCTCCCAGCTCGATGATTTCCTTCACTCGAGCCCTGAATTCTGCAGGGCCCAGGCCCTCGGTATTCTTCGCGATTAGAGTGCCGAATCCCACTCTGAAATCGACATGAGTGCAGCAGCCGGAAAACCATGCGGCTATAAGCACTCCGGCAAAAATGATGCCAATTCCGATCCCAAAAGCTTTCAGCCAATTTCTATGGCAATGGTAATTCATTGTCTAACTCCAAAAGCCGCCAGACGTCATCGACGGTATTGATCACGGTCACGGTATCAGATCCCGCAAACAGCAATCCTACGATTTTCTTATTCAGATCAAAGACCACGGATCCGGAATCTCCTCCAGCGCTTATGTTCCCGGCGATAAGCTGTTCATCAAATAAGGCAATCTTCCCATCTCCATAGGAAACCTGAACCATGACATCAACCTGTTCGATCACTCCTCCAGTCAACCCGGTCGTCCGTCCACTCTTCTGGATCTCCATCCCTACATGATGGTTATGATTGAATCCCTCCGGGATACCGATCTCCAGGATATCTCTTTCGACAAGATCATCATTCAAGGGCTTGGCGATGGCTGCATCCACATAGTTGACCGGCGACTCCTCTCTAATGGCCATGAGCCTTGTTTTAAATCCAAAAGCCCTGGTCGATAAATTGAAGGCTCCTGCGACCGCCTGTCCTATCTGACATCCTTGACCGCCCATCCATTCGATCTCCACAAAATCCACAAGCCGGGCGATCATATCTTTGGGATACGTCCCTCCGTCATATTTCCCCGGCTGAAGGATTGCGCTCCCGATCGCTCCCTCATTCGAGTTTGCGAGGACATGATTATTGCTCAGGATATAAAGCCCTTCCTCCCCCTTTTTTTTCACAACCGCTCCAAAGGTTCCGGCTGTAATGTGTTCATGGCCGATGCTTACTCCTGGAGGAGCCGGCCTCCATCGGTCAGTCCTCGCCTTCAATGCTCTAAAGCGTCCGGTCTGATTGACATCTGTGGAGATCCCTTCAATCTTTTTTGGGATCCTGTCTTTCTTCTTTAGGTCTTTCAATGGGACCTTTTTGACAACCGAACACACGATCGACATCTCTTTGATCCGGACTCCATTGATGGTCTTGTATCCCAGACCGACAGCGACGACGTTCTCCTTTGCCATTAAATTTTTCTGGTGCTTTTTAAGGATCTCTTTTAAAGTCAAGTTTGACCTCCTCTCATTATTTTATGCCACCATGCCCGGCCATATGTCCCTTGCCTATGATAAGGCGTCGGTCCACTTGCCCGGAGCTTTGAATACATGATCTTGCTCGGAGATCCATGACAGTTCTCCAGGTCATATCCTGGATAGAATACTCCGAATCCCTCAAAGAGAGCATCTATATAGATCCTGCCAATTATGGAAGCTGCGCTTATCTCATAGATCTTCTCATCCCCTCCAATCATGCTCTCCACATCGACATCTTCATCTCTGACAATCATCGAAAGCCAAGCCTCCGAGAATTTACCATCTATGATGACCTTGAATCTATCTCCCCAAAACATAGGTTGAATCTTGCTCAATAATCCCCGGACCGCCTGGGCAATCGCTCTGTTCCTGGCGAGATAGATCCCTAGATGTTCAATCTCATTTACTGAAGCCAACTGGATCTGATACCATCCCTCTTTTTGTAATCGTCCGAATAGATCCAGTCTCTGCTTGTGGGTCAGTTTTTTTGAATCCGTTACTCCCGGAACCTCATCCAGGTCCGGCTTTTTGAAATAGGCACAGACCACACAATCGCCGGCCAGGGATGGAGAAAAATTTACCTCATCAACCCCGATAATCATTGGATCCCCATGAGATCTATTGCGATCCCCTCAAACTCCCGGCCTTTTAATTTTACTGCCTCGACATATCTTTTTCTCATTAATTGTCCTGGTTCCCTGGAGAACTTTTTAACCTTCATCGGACCGCCGGTGTTCGGAAGTATAAAGAGATGGTTCTCTTCTATGGCCATAAATATTTGAGTTAAGCTACTCCCTGCTTTAGGATCAATCTTATCAAAAAGGTTGATCTCTAAAACGAACCTGTCGTTGTCTGATATTCTAAGCATCATTTTTTATCCTCCTAACTGCTTTCATATCCTCATGGAAGACATGACAGTTTCCACAATATTTATGCTTGACATCCATAGGATGATAACTGGTTAGCCCACACATAAGACACTTGATGCTCTTTCCATCTGCGGAAATTATATAGGTCATTTAAACTTTAAGCCCCATCCATATATCACAGAAAAAATTGTAAAGGCCAGGAGGATCCACTTTATAGCTCCAGGGATCCAAAAAGCCAGGATTGTAAGGACAACAAAAAAGAGGGCTGCCTTTCTTATGTTTTTAATGTATGGATTTATCATCTTAACTATACTTTGGCTTCAGTTTTTTCATATCAACTCCCGGTCCCAGGAGCTTCTTCTCTCTCTCTACTTTTAGGATCGCTCGATAGCATTTTATAAAGTGCGCTCGATCATAGACCTCATTCCTTTGATCGGTTTTACTAAACTCAACCCAGTCTCCAAAGGCCATCCGGACCGCAGCATCCAATCTTTCATCCGGTTTCTTATCTTCCATTAGAACATGACTCAGGATATCGCTTGCCTTGCTCCAGGCTCCCAGGGCTTCCGCTTCCATAGAATCCTCATCCCACAATAAAGCCTTTTCCCGAATCCTTTTGATCGTGGGAAAATATTCAGATGTCTGGATGATTTCCCGGACTGCTTTGGCGATCAAAGGAAATGGAAGATCCTTTAAGAACTGAAAGTAAGCGTCGATCGTTTCAGCGTCTATGCTTTTTTGGAAGGCTTTACTTAGGATAAACATCATCTCGGCAAAGACTGTCTCATCTTTATTGTCCTTCATCTTTTAGGATCCTTTCTCAGGGCATTCCGACTTACAATCTCCTGTTTGCCATCCTTAAATTCAATTAGAGCGGAGTTCATCCTGCCCCAAGCCTTGACCTTACACTTTTTTCCTTTCATGGTGATCCGTTTTTTGTTATTGCCCCATGAATAAATATACTCAGTCATCCTCTTTGGATTCCTTAAACATCTCGGCTATTTTTAAAGCCAGGGTTGCTACTTGAATAGCCTCAGAAACAACCTTCAATCTATCGCCTCCCCGATATTCACATTCAGAGATCGCCTTTGCTAAAGATCCTAACTCCTCGGCTGTATATGTCAGCCATTCAAAGGCTGAATGAATCTGGATCCCCCACTTTTCTATTTGTCTTCTATTTTCCAACTCAAGGATATGGATTATCCAATCGAGATCAACAAAACAGCTATCTTGATATTTTCTCAACTCCCTCTTCTTTACCTTCATTCTTTTCTTACCTCCCAATGGGCGTAGAGTGTATGAGCCTGGATTAAATTAATCCCTATGACGATAGCATAAGACAAGACCTTTCCCCACGTTCCCTTTCTGTATAGCCAGTCAGTCCCTATATTCATGGCCAGGATAAAGGCCATGTCAAAAGTGATCGTCAGCACAGGCTTGTCAATATACCAAGCGATTAAAGGGTTCCCCTCTTTCTTTCCATGATTCCAAATAGCATCATAAGTCAAGGCTGTATCCAGGATGATGGATTGACTGGCTGTATATTTGAGGAGCGTAAATTTAATGTCTTCTTTCTGTCCATAGGCCGGTAAAATAATTAATTGGGCTATCAAAATAATCACTAGCTTTTTCACTTCTGAAACACTCCTCTATAAATTGGATATCTCTCTAAAAAATACTCGCATACTTCACAGGGAGGATCCCATTGATCGCCCAGTTTTAACACATCTCCGCATGCCTCTCCGCTTAGATCACAGACTAATTGTTTTGTCCAATGACAATGGATCCTATTACTTTTTCTTGGCATATCTAAGATTCCTTGGCCAATGCTGATTCCAGGGTTGCTCTCCACCTGTCTTTTTCTTTCTCTTCATATGACGCCTTGTTCTCTTTTTAGTCAAGGCCATCTGACGTTCCCGATTGGATCTCTTCCTCATTTTTTCTTCTTACTCTCTAACCATTTCTGGATCTCGGATTTACTTTTATCGAGATAATTGCCTTCGATGATCTTTTGATAATTAGAGGGCTTGAGGATCCAGTCAAAGGTTGCCCGGAAATCGGATACTCTTCCCAAAAGAAATGGAGAGTTCTCGATGATCTCCAATAGATAATTAAAATCAAAAGTCTTTTTCTTCATCCTGGCATTGAGATGTCTTTGCCTAGTTGATCTTTTTTCAATTCCCTGAATCATCACCAATCCATGTTTATGAGCAAACTGATTCCATAAAAAAGCGATTTCTTCCTCTTTTGTTAAAGGAACAGCCTCCGTCGTTGACGAGTCTCCTTTAGGAGACTTCTCTTCTATTCTTATCTCTTCTTCTCTATTCTCCTCTCCTCTAGGGTCCTCTTTTCCGGACCCTATGTCCTCTTTTCCGGACTTAGCGTCCTTTTCCTCGGCCACAATCCGTCTTTTATGTCTCTTTGATAATTCATATTCTGGATGAGATATCACATAAAGCGTCCCATCCGGCATGAGCTTCAATTTTTTTATTTTCTCATCTAGGCATCGCTTTATTGTCGATTCAATTAGTTCTTCCGAGCGATTCAATAATCCTGCTAATCTCTTTATCGGATAAGGGAAGCCCACGTTGGCTCTAATATATCCCTCATCTTTATAGCTGAGTGCTAAAAAATCTACCCAGACAGCACATTGCTCGACCGTCAATTCATCTCTCGTTGAACCAAGTAGCCATTTATCAATCCAGAATGGAAACCAATCGTCTCCTGTTCTTTTTTTCATTTCATATCCTTTCAGATAAAAAGGGAGGAGGTCACTCGACTTGTCAGCAAAAGGGGGGTTGATGATGGGAACCTAAAGGCAGTTTTTTGATAAAGCAGGATCCGAAAACCTGCTCGTCGAGTGACCTCCATAATAAAGAGGCGCCCTTGGCCTTTGGGGAAGTTTGAAGCCAAGCAAGTGCATACTGCTTTAGGGAGGTTTCCTACTTCCCGGACGCCTCTTGATTTCATCCAATCCGTCCGATCTTTGTGACGGTGATCGTGCGCTTGTCCTTATACTTTGACTTTATCTCAGCCGGGATATCATAGAATGTTTGATCTCTCTGCTTTGAACTCACCTCGATATCCTCAACGATGCAGTTAGCTCCATAAAAGACGCCCGGCTTATCTTTGGATCCTATAAGTTTTTTCTTGAGCTTCTCCCATTCATTCCGATAGATCTCAATCTCCATGAATCGCTTTAGATCTTTGACCTCTTCTTCCTGGACATCCCGGATCTCGGCAAATTGGAGGGGTTGACAGATATGGTCAAAATCACATAGACCGCAAATATCGGAAGCGTATTTGATCCGGCCCGGAAGCTTCTCCTTTGCCACAAGTTTATTGACTCGCTCCGCTTGCTGAATATCAAGCTCTCCTAACTCATAATCCAAGAGCATAGGGAGGATCCTTGGTTTCTTGCCAAAGGTCACTAGGATCAGGAATCCTCCAGGTGCATCCTTCATCAATAGATAGAGGTTCAACTGTGAACAGATCCGGTTGATCCAAAATTTATTATGCTCTCTGATCTTCCCGATCGTGGCGGTTGAATCCCAATACCAAGGAGAGACGCTTTTGACCTCTGCCGGATATTCCTTCCTCCCAGTTGTCGGGATAGCTCCGTCGATCCGTCCCCGGATCTGGAACTTATCCCATTGGAGAGGAAGCTGACCGAGTTTTAAGCGAAAGCCGGCTTTAGCAAGAAGGTCAGAAAGTTTATCTTCCTGTTCGGAACCTTCTTTGAGGCGGAAAAGGCTATCAACAGTCTTGGACTTCCGGTCCCTCCAGTTTAACCTTGCATAGACAAGGAATCGGTCACAAGGATGATGGAGTTCGCTCGCCCAGTTCCATTGAGAGTGATCAGCCGGCCCTCGCTTATCAGCTTCGCTCTGCATATAGTTTGAGATCCCCCCATCAATCTCCATAGCCATCTTGTCAAGTTCTCTTCTTAGCTCCTCGCTCATTTCTCCTCCTCACCGAAGAGAGGCTTCTCTTTTGTTTCAGGATCCGCAGCAGTCTCTTCCTGGATGGCCTCTTTCTCTTCTTCGGGAGCGACCTCGACGACTTCTTTTTTTACTTCGATCTCTTCCGCTCCGGCCTCGGCCTGTTCCATGACCTCACCCACTTGCTGAGTTCCTAGATCATGGCGCCATCCATAAACTGTGATTCTGGAGATCCCTTTTGAGTCCGGCTCTACTTGAGCGATCCCGATGGCCGGATGATCCCGGAGGATATTTCTTTCACAGATTGATTGAGAGATCCTATCCCCGAATCTTTGCCTTTGAGTATGTTCTTCCATAACCTCAATGATCTTTTTGTCCTCATAGTTCGCCCAGATTCCTAAAGGACTAGCGGTTTCAAAGAATACCCATTTTCCCTTTGTCGGCTTATCATCCTGGATCCCGATAAAAGCACACTTATCTTTTCGATCGTCTTTCTTCATCTTCGACTGGAGGGCCTGAATCAAATAGGTATAGACATTATAATGGACGGTCTTATCAACTACTGTGATATTTCCGAGCGGAGAAAATCCGATTCCAATTTTCCGGCATGAGACTGTCTCAATGGCCTTTGTGTTTGTGTTCCGCTCGACATAAGGATTAGGCTCCTCTTTGCCATCGACGATCACAGTCTTGGGAGTAACGATGCTGATTGAGGCAACTTTGTTGAGGATCTTGTATCCGGGTCCGGTGATGTAGTTCTTGCCCTTCATGTTATAGGTGTGTCCTCTCGAATCATAAAGATTGATAATCGACTTGACCGGCTTCATCAAGGATCCCTTGTGGATCTTGACATAGACGATCCCAAAGTCGGCAGCCAGGGCTTTGACTTCTTCTTCTTTTTTTTCTGCCATTATTTAACTCCTTTCAGGGAAGAGGTCCCATCGCCTCGTTCTGACCAAATCGCCTCGGACTTGATTCCTGGTCCGGGACCTCTACCCATATTCCAAGCCAGGGAAACTCCCCGGCAATTATGTGATCCCAAGTTTTTGCTTGATAGCCTTCAACTCTTCAGGTGGGACATATGGATGGGTTTTTTTCCAATGCTTTGTCCGGCAGGATGGCTCATAAAATTTATGCCAGTCCCTCTTCGGAACAAAGGATCTTCCACAGCCACATTTACATTTGATTTTACGGTCCCCTGAAGGCATTTAATCTCTTCCCCTACCCATCATACCTATAATCCGTTGATAACGCATTTAAACGCATCTCAGGGCCAATCCTATAAAGTTCTGGATGGGTCTGTCAAGTGTTTTTTTCAGGATCCGACGCCTCTCCTGGTAATATACTCTTTGAGGATAAAGCGGATCTCTTCGCTCTTGGTTCTTTCATCCACTTCGGCAAGTTGACAGAGCCTCTCATCCCAGTCCTTGTCCCACTCAAAATTGACTATGACTTTTCCTCCCCTTTTCTTGGATCTCTTCTGATTTCCGGTTCTCATTTTTTATCCTCCGGCTCACCTATCTTATAAAAGGATAAAGGCCGAGTCAAGGATTTTTTTAATCTTTTTTAAAGCCAAAAGCCTCCCTCGAGAAAGGCGAAAAAAATCTCCCCTATAAGGGTGAAAAATATCACCCCCCATTTCACCCCTAAAGGTGTTGCTATTTCCTTTAAATGGCTTTATATTTATATTAGGAAAATGAGAAGGAAAGAAGAGAAAGTAAGAAGAGTTGAGTTGAGTAGAGTAGAAGCCTTCCCAGGTATGGGTAAGGTTAGTTCCTTGAACAAAGAAAGAAGGCAGGAAGCCGAGGGTGACCGATCCCGGTATTCCAGGCCGGTAGTCGAGGCGGTAGGTAGGAAAGGGGTCCTAGAAATAGGAAGCCCTGGGAACCGAGAATCGACGAAGCCCTGGAAAGTATTCCGGGTGAGGGTGAACCAAGGATCCTAAATTCAGAAGAGTTGAAAACCTCCTCCCTAAAAGTCGAAATCGGGGAGGCTCGTTCTTCCCGATCGGATCCGGGATGGCCTCCGGATCCTTGATAAGACAGGCCAAAACTTTAGGGAGGTTTAAATGAGAAATTTTTCAAATGAGCAACAGGCTTTTATCGAAGCCAAGGCATTGATGAAGGCAACCGAGGAGAACGTGAGCAAGTCAGTAAAGAACCGGGCGAAGCTCGAGGAGATTGATCCTTATTCTGAGAACGATAAAGAGATCGAGCGATATGTCGAGATTGAAATGGAAGTTGAGGATCTTTTTGATTATCAGTCGATCCGGAAACTCTATCGAGAGGCTTTCTGGAAGCTCTTAGGATCCACGATTAGAAAGATGAAGAAGTGGAATCCCAAAAAGGCCAAAGATCTGGAGGTCCTTTTGGATCCGGAACACAAGACCTTTGTTTGGATGCGCCATGAAAAGATCTCTTCTGTTTTGATGAGTGTGGATCTCGAAGAGGTAGAGCATGGGCAAGCATGAGGATCTAATCCTAGAGTTGATCTTTTCCGAGCTTGAGGATTATGGAGAGTGGAATGCTTTCAAGCGGAGGACGATCCGGACCCTCCCGGATCCGATTGACTATGATGTCTATGTCAAACATTATGGAAGATTCCAATCCAGGACAAAAGAGGTCAAAGATGGGAAGCACGTTAGAGTTGTGAAGGGATATCCAAAAAGCCATATCGAAAAGTTCAATCGGGATCAAGAGGAAAAGGAAGGGAAGTCGAAACAGGGATCCTGAGTGATCCCTGTATTCCGGAAGTTAGCCGATCCGGGACTGAAGAGACAGGCTAATTAAATTTAGGGAGGTTTCCAATGATGGTTGACAAAAAATCCATCGGTGGACCATTAGAAGTCGGGGATGTCCTCAAAGGAGAATGGGGAACTACGATCCTGGCGGTCAAGCCGGACTGGACCAAGAAGTATCAAATTGTCCTGGCTTTAATCCACAAAAGAAGCGGACCGGAATTTGTGACGTGGTTTTATAGTCCTGAAAGCTCCTTTGTTCAAGGTCATTATACGAAAGATCTTGAGGATGCCCTAGACGATTTTAAAAAGAGGTCCTGAATCGAAACGCCGGCAAATGACAATCCTTAGCCAAAGAGTTTTATGGCGGATCCTCCACCGCCTCCTGTATCGTTCAATCATGTGTCATGAGCCGGCGTCTCCTGGAGGTAGGCTCTCCAGGACTGAGGAGATAGCCTAAATTTTTAGGGAGGTTTCAATGCTAACCAAACATCAGATCCAATCTTTAAGGAAGGCAGATCGAATCTGCTTTGAGTATCGGTTCCGTCCGAATGTGGGCGAGCTTTCCCGGATCACACCCATTCAAAAAATTGATGGCCAGGATCTTGAGACAGCCAGGATCCCGGTAAATTATCTTTTTGGTAAGGACTACAATGAGATCATAACCAAGTGTTTTGAAATGGTGTATATGTTCCCTCATGGGCTTCATGGCAAGACACTAATGACGATCTTTAAACTCCTTCGAGAAAATGATGTCCTGACTCTTGAATGGCGAAAAGATTCCTTTACTAATGAGTATCAGAGAAAGGCTGGACTCCATACAGATGTCCTTTTGCTCCATGTGGATCGAAAAGAAAAAAGAAAATATTCATTCCTAATTGATACCGGCTGTTGTGCTGATAATTCAGCCAGGATGATCCGGGGATACAAAAGAGATTAAAAAATCGAAACGTCGGTGATTGGTAACTTTGAAGGACCATAGCGATCCTGAAGATCCATGCGGTCCGGGGAGTTAAAGCCTCTCTTGATACCATGATCCGGCGTCGTCCAGGAACTTGTCCGTCCTGGACCTGAAGAGATAGGGCAAAATATTTTTAGGGAGGTTTTCCGATGTGTATCAATCAGGAAGGCCGGTTTCATTTTGGCCTGGAGTTTGTCATGAGCGCATCGCCTGAAGAGGTGGAGCGAGCGATCAACTCCCTGGTCAAAAAGAACCGAGGGGTTAAGATCTCAAAGCAGGATAGGAAATTGCTCAAATCAGATCTGGAGCGGAAAGCAAAGATCCGGAGGCAGAAAGAGAATAGCCGGAGACGGAGCTATTACAAATGAAACCCAAAGCATGCGCTAACTACAAGATCAATCATCCGATGTTCAAAGGCGAGGCGAGCTATACCTGTAAGGGATGTCTAAACTGGGATCCGATAGTGAACGTGGACAAATATGTCGTAGGCGAAGAGATCAACTGTTTTAATTTCAGGGAGGCTGAAGATGAGAAGAAAGAAGAAAGTTAATAGCTACTGGGAGGCAGCAGAGCAGTTGGTTAAACCCTTTGTTGTCCAGGGAGCCAAGCTCGAAGATATCAAGGAGAAATACTGGTCAAAAAATAGTCCGGTGTATAGGACCCGGATTTTCCTGGCTCGATTAGGCGGAGTAGATTCCAATGGCAAATATCATGGACCAAGTAAGATCCTGGTGAAGAGAAAAAGCGATGATCTGGATGGCAGGGTATTCAGTCTAAAGAAGATCTACGATCGGATCCAGACAGACCGGATCCAGGGAGGTCTATTCTGATGTATTTCAAAGATCTATCGCCAGATTTACAGGACAGCCTTTGGCAGATCCTAATTGATAAAGTAAAAGAAGAACACCGATATCAGATTGAGTCTAGTGTGAGTCCTGAAAGATATATTCAGGAGACTGTGGATGACTGGATCAACCGACATAACTTTAATCTTTCAATACCTGAATGGGTCAATCAAGTGGAGGATGCTGATGTCTAAAGATAAAGATCAAAAGATCCTGGAGAACCAAATTTTCTGGAAAGGTCATTATGACTGCCTTTCTAAACTGCTGACAATCCTTAGAGCCTTTGAGATCAATCCCTTCGAGATGCTCTCCAAAGCAAAGGAGATCATCGAGATCCATGATAAGGAAGATTAATGCTCCAGTTCTTCGCTATTCTAATCTTGATTTTCTGGCTATGGATAACTGTCAGTTTCATGGAAGATGATCTCAAATTTAGGCTGTGGAGATGAAGCCGAAACCAGGGAGACGCAAGCTAATCCCTGGTCGATCCAGGACTGATCCGCCTGGATCCTGAAGAGGCAGGATCAAGGGAGGTTTTCTGAGGGATGAAAGGAGATAGGAATGATTGTGACTCATGTGGTCTATGACCCTTCGACCTTTGGGATCACCCAAAGATCTCTGAAGATGCTGAGGGATACGATCTCTGAAAAGGTCAAACATCGAATCGTAGTTGTCCAGATCCCGACGGATGATATCTGCTGCGGATATTTTATCTTCGACTGGGAATGGCAGAACGCTACTTGGACCGGCGACGGTTTTCGGACCGACGAAGGGGGCGAGGGAGGGGCCGGTTTTAAGTCAGCAGAGATCTTCTTTAAGTTCTTTAAGATCTGGCCTATTGCTTGCGAGAGAATGGATCTCAATAGGATTTATATCCTGAAAGAGCCAGATCAAAAGGTCGAGTTTTTAAAACTTGCACAGGAGATCGCCAATGCTTTGAATGATGAAGACTTCAAGAGACCAGTCGATAATATCCCGGAGTATGTCCGATGATCGGGGACAAAATTAAACATGATGACAAGATCTGGATCTTCGTTGGCTATTATGCGGATCTCCGGATCTATGCTCATGGTAACGAAAGACTGATCCTGGATAAACGTGGATGGGAATACATGCGCTATATCCAGGATCCAATCGAAGTCCCGGTTTCGACCAAATAAGACCTATCCCTAAACCTCCCTATTATCTAAAGGCCGGTGATCCTTGTGGTTGCCGGCCTTTTTTTACATTTTCCCCCTGAAAAAAGCCATTTTTCCCTAAAACATACATAATAAACAAAATAAAAAAGCCCTTAAACGGCCATAGGGCGACGATCTCGAGCTTCCCTATATGTTTATATTCGGAACTTTCCCCTGGAACCCTATTTTTGACTTTATGGATTAAACTCTTTGGCAAGTCTTCCGGCAAGCTCATATTCATCCCGGTAGATGTTCACACCACAAGCGCCGGCATCCAGGATCATCGCCCGGACATAGGCTTCAACCTCAGACTCCGGGACGCTCGGATAATTCTCCAGATTGTAAAGAAGCTCATTACAGAGGACCGGCTTTTCCTTTGCCCATTTCCGGATCTCATCGAGCAGAGGATCCATTGGAGGATAGGGACCTCGATGGACGATGGCAGCCTTATGATAGGGACAGATCTCATGGAACTTCTTTGAGTTCTCCTGGCCATACTCGCTATAACCCCATCCTCCACCGGTCGCAAAGCCTCCCTTATCGTGGATATACCTAGCCCTTTCCTTGGCAACATAGACCCAGTATTCATCACTTAAAAACTCATTCTCCACTTCCAGGAAAACAGGGAGGCCAAGAAGAACGGTGACTATATCCTGATAGTTTCCGAAGTATTCCCGGTCCTGATCGCCCAAAGTGATCTCCGGAAAGATCCCCTCATTGAGAAGCTCGACACAATGATCCCGGACAAACTCAGGATCATCCACAGCATCATGTCTCACATAATTTTGACCGCTCGATTTAACCCGGTCCATGTATTCTCGATATTCATCCATGCCATTCCCTTCCCAGTATCCTTTAGCGATATGGAGGATCTGCCGGGAGGAGTTGCCCACAAAGATGATCCGCTTTCCTCTATAATAGATCTTCCGATCCATGACAATGAACATAGGCGCTGCCGGATCCGGGAAGTCAATCGGGTTTGCCCAGAACCGGACCTTCCCTTTTCTTTTCCGGCTTGCCCAGATCTGGAGATAGCCATCAGAAGATAGGTAGATCTTGGGAGTTCCCCGGACCTTAGTCTCAGAGATCTTGACCGGATCTGTAAGGATCCAGGATCCATCTACCGGTCGAGAGGATCTGATGTAATGATAGAGATGACCGTTTATAACATCGACATGATGCTCAACCCCTCTTTTATCCTGGCAGACGTTCTGATACTGGATCTTATGATCTGGATTAAAAACCCGGATCCCTTCGGTCCACTCGCTCATCAGATTGATAGCAGATGGACAACAAGATAGGTTTCTGTGGATCCGGCATCAATATCTACTGTGTTGACTCCGGCATTTGACTGAGCGTAGAGTTCTATATCAATTCCGGAATTTATAATCTGGACATCTGAAACGTGAGCGGAGATCTCAGCTACATGGGAGGAGTGAACATCATCCTGGGCGACCAGGGATCCATTCACATAGATCCCGGCGACATATCGCCTATCAGCAACCATGTCTTTAAATCTAACCATTCCAATGATGAGATAAGCTCCGACCACAGGAGTAACAAATTTATTATTTCCGGTGTCAAAGTTTCCTCCGGTATCATAATCCTCTGTATCTATTAGGACCTTTGTCCAGGCTCCGGACACAAGGCTCAGTTGATCGGTGCTGAGATATGCCCTTACCCTGGTATCAGTTTTGACTTGCTGATCCTGGAGATCCACTCCATTGAATATCGGAGTGGTATCACAACTCTCATGGGCTTGGAGGATCTCATCCCAGTCTCCCTCTCCGCTCGGCCAACAGCTTCCGGTATAGGGATCTCCGAGTTTGTGCCAGAGTTTATAATCATCAGCATCGGAGGCAATCACTCCTGGAGGTGCGCTTATGAGGACAGACCTGGGATCGCTTTGATGCCAATGATTCTTTAGGAAGTTGACGAGGGTATCACAGAAGCCCTCGAATCCTTCATAATCCTTGCCGGCCAAAAGCTCTGCTCTTGTTGACATCTTATCCTCCGTTATTCACATTTACAGATTTTCTTTAATGGATCCCCTCCAGGTAAAAGATCTGTATCGCAGTCTCCTATATATCCAAACATTCTCTGCCAATCAGAAGCATCCGACCAGTTGTTAGGAATAGAGTCACAGTCTCCGATAATAAAGCATTGGCTGATCAGCCATTGGAGATCTGCGCCTATCACATCTATGGTCATGTCCTGGAAGTTATATGTCAAGGAGATCACATAATAATATCGTCCTGGATCCCCGGTCCCTCCCACGCTCACAGCTAGAGGATCCTGGAGTCTGAAATTATCAAAGATATCTATCTCGGTTATAAATTCGATGGGCAATTTAAAGTTGACTTTCCGGTTGCCATATCCAAGACGCTGGAGATCCTCATTGATTCTGACTGCTGCATAATCTGAGGACGAGATCCAGGGATAATCCCAGTCTGCCGGCTTCTCCATCGGCACGTCATAGCATTTCTCGGATCCCTCAGACTCCACCTCATCGGCATATTTCCAGGCACTCGGAGCCGGGTAGAAATCCCACTTTGATTTGATATGGTTTATAGCATCCCTCAAATTATACTGGATCACCGGATCGTCGATTAGATCTATCTGGGCGAAGATCCGAATATCGGCGGTGATATCAGTCAGATCCTTTCTTCCGAGTTTGAAGTTCCCATCCAGGGCGGTCCACATTTTGACTCCAAAGCTGAAGAGGAGATCTCTTATCACTTGACTGGCAGCCATAGTATCGGTGATAGCAAGCCGGCCAATTTCATCCCATCCATTATCTGTGAAATAATCCCTGATATCAGCCAAAGATACAGCGTCAATATTTCCTAAAGGAACGCCCAAAAGATAGACCATAACATAGGCCAGGACATAAGCCGGATTCTCGACATAACCGTTGGCAGAGTTCCATCCGGCCTGGGAGTATCCTGTGCAATTAAAAGTTATCTTATTGTCTCCCTGGTCATTGACAAAATCTATATAAGTCCTTCCATCGCCAGGAGTGAGGATCGCATAGTTCGCCGGATTCACTAATGAGCCGGCGCTATAAACCTGAGTAACAGAGTTCAGGACCCCGGCTGATGCTACATATCTAAAAGTAGTGGTGTCAGTATAGATGGCTTCAATCGCTCCAGGATTCTCCCCTCCGGTCCAGGAATGGGTCCCAAGAATTTCCGGGATCGCCCGGCCAACGTGATCCGGATGGATGTTTGGATAGTCATCCTCTGTGGCGATATATCTAGGCAGAAGCCTTCTGAAATACTTTTGAGAGATATCCTTCACCGTTGCCTGGAATTGAGTCCCCACCAGATCATAGTCATCACAGATTCCTTTGAAGACTGAGGTCGCCCAACTGGTCGGCTCAGTTGTCCATCCGAATGAGAAAGAGACAGGTCGGTTCTTACAATGGCCAAGAGCAAGTCTTTCCTGGAAGTGATGATCTGCGCTCGCAAGATCCACAGTCATATCCGAGATCTGATAAACCCCGGTGAAATCATCAATGGATCTAGTCACCCCAGAAGCGGAGAGGATCCTCCCCTCATAAAAAACACTCGGAGATCTCACATCTATCGGCGCATAGTATTCTGTGATGATATTGGCAACATCATCCTCATCAACACATCCTAACTTCCATTCCCAGGATGAGAATATCATGGGAGGCTTCAATTCTCCTGGCTCGCTTGAAAGGAAGGTTACTCGACCGTCGCCTTCGGAGACCTCTCCATAAGTGGGGGAGAGAGGATCCGGATCTGTCTTGAAATCCCCGACATAGGCTTCGATATCTTTATTTATACGCAGGACATTGGATTTGATAAACTTGACATCATAGGTTCCCTTGGGCAAAGCCGGCATTGAGGGGATTGTGATCTTGGTATCGCTGTTGACGATAAAGTCTCCAAGCAATCGTTGAAGCCTAGTCGTTCCCTGTCCCTGTCTTCCTATGAAATCTATGAAATCCACAAGAGATTCAAAAGCCTTTACTGTGTTATAAGAGTTTCTGGAATTATCACAGATCTCATTATCATCCTGATCGAAACCCAGGCCGGTAAAGACGATCTCAACCCCTCCAGCCTCCGGCATCCATCTCCGGGACATCGTATTGATTATTGGATTAAAATAATTGACTGTTAGTTCTAAGGGTTCAATGCTTCCTGAGAGTTCATCTCCCACACCTAAAGGGCTGCTGCAACCACCACCACAGCCGGCGATATCGAGATAAAAAGCCAGGCCATTTTGAAAGAACTCCTCCTGCATATCATTCCCATCATTATGACCGACTCCCCCCCGACTTGAAGCTTCCCATCTATAAATTTCAGAAAGTGGATAGGCAGATGCGAGAAAAGCAAAACGCTCTCCATTTGTGCATCCAAGATAATAGGGATAGTTAAACCATTGATTGACCCCATCATAATGACGCCCTGTCACAGTTTCCGGATCCCATTGATAAGCCGGGAGGGGACAGTTTAAAGGCTCCCACATTATATGAAAATTGGTCGGACCACAGTCATCGTGATCTATGGAGGCATTTATTTTGATCCCAAAGTCTATAACTTCATTTAGGCTTTCTGTAAGTTCAAAGCCTGGAGTAGATGGCATGAGGATTGTCTTCCAGGACCAATGGTCATTTGCTGTCTCTGTCCAGTTCCCGATCTTTGAATATTCATAATGGCCAGTTGTCCACTTGGTAGGTTCCGGACCTTCAGTATTATTAACAGAAAGGCGCTCTATGGTTCTCACATAGAACTCTGTCCATGTCCTGTGTGGTAAGGTCATTTTTAATCTAAGAGTGTGACCCCTTTGACTAGGGTTCTTAGGTCAATCTTCCATTCATAAAGCTCACCGCATTGAGCCTTAACGATCTGTTGGCCAAACCCGGAGAGGTTCGACATATAAACATAATAACAAAATTTATAGGTATCATCCGGGATGAAGACAAACTTTCCTCCGGCCTGTTTGACATCGCTGAGAAAACATCTCATCTCGCTGACCTGGGTTGGATCATTAATGTTTTTAATCGAAATTGAAAACTCCTCTGCCTCTGCAAAATAGTGACTCCAGATCTGTCCATAATAAGTAGTCGAGGTTCCTTCAAAAAATACCGGACCATCGGCTCGACCTGGCTGAAGCCTGGCCTTTGTGAAGCTCTGGAGGGTTCCCAGGAACCATTCCCCTATCTCAATATAGCCATCCGGATTCCCGGAGTCTATCACTTCTAATCGCCAATACTGGAGGGGAAGCCCACAGTCAAAAGTCTTACAGGAATTATTAAAAATACATTTCTCCTCGATGATCCTATCGCTAAGATCAATCACACATTCCGGACCTCCGGTTGCATAAGGATCATCCCAAAGACAGGCTCCGGATTGACCGGGACAATCTGAGCTACATCCTAAAAGACGGAAGAGATCCCCGGACTGGCCAAGGCCAATATTATGATTAAAGACTCCAACGAAATTAGGTGATTTTGCGGATCCTAGATCCACACAGATCCAATCCGGAACCCCTCCAGAATAAGGACCAAGCCCGGTGGATCTATAAGGTTTTGAAGGCCGGATATTATAAAGATTCTCCAGGACATAAAGGGAATCCTCAGAACTTGCATAAAGTGGGGTCCCAGAATTTATAAAGTTTGTTATCGCATATCTCAAAGCCATTAGTCGATCCCCAAGTATTCTTTAAATCGTCGTCTGATATGGCCGGCATTGGCGTCCAGGGCTTTATAGATCTCAGGGATCATCCTCTGTCTTGCATAGTCCCTATCCGAGATAACATTTCCTTGGAGGTTGATTTGATTAGCGATGCTGATCTCTACTTTCCGTCCTCCGGCCATCCTTCCAATCATCGGAGCCGGGGCTATGATTTCAGGGGCTTCCGGGGTCCCATGAGCCATCACCAATCCAGGCTCTGTGATCACAGCGCCTTTTTGTGCGCTGATCGCCGGCATATCCCGGATCTGTCTTTCTACGCCGGCAAGCCCCCCGGTTATATCCCGGCTAAGACC